CACAGCTTGGGTACCGCAGTCGGTAAGGGGTACATAGCCACCCACCCCAGTTCCCTGTCCACGCACAACGAAAATCATTCCAGATCGCTGGGCGGCCGCCGCATCCACCTAAACCGCAAGCCAAAGCGCCCCTTGAGCCCGGCCGAAATCCGCGAGGTCTTGGCCATTGTGAAACTTTGCGTTTCACAGCGCCGTCCTCATCTTCGGCGAATGCACGATATTTCAATCACTTGGGGACGAACGAGCAGGTTCTGATGGGCGTCCGTACAACTTCCGGCCGATCTGCCGAGCTTTCCTGGGATTCGGTCACACGCATCCCGGCCGATTACGCGATCCGCTGCCGGCGCGACTACCTGATCGTCGAGCCGCGGAAGGTGGATCACCGCGTGAGCTTTGAGGTCATCGAGTACACCAAGCCGCTGCGCGGGATCGTGAAGGCGGTCGGGCCAGGCTGCTATCCGAAGCGCTATGACCACCCGGACAAGCACCGGCGCACCAAGACTTGGGACAGCAAGACCTTCCTGCCGACGCAGGTCAAGGTCGGCGATGTGGTTGAGCTGGGCGGCTACGAATACGGCGGGTACGCGTTTCAGACGTTCCTGTGGGGTGACGTGCTGCACCTGATCTGCCGGGAACTGGACGTGTCGGGTGTGGTCGATCCTGACGAGGACGACACGGAGGTGCTGGATGCACCGGATCTGGCCCGGTTCGATGAGCCTGCAGAGGTTCGCGCATGAACGGCACCATCGGCCTGCGCTCCAAGAACGCAGTTGTGATACGAGGCACGCTGACGGATATGGAAACGGAAGGCTATCGTGTGATGCGCCAGCAGAAACTCGAATCGGTCGCCGACATTGAAATTCCGCTACGCACTCCGGAAGCGGTCGAGGCCGCCGAAACTGCCGGGATGCCGATACCGAATTCGCACCCTGCCGCTTTGCCAGTGGCAGGCTCTAGAACCGAGACGGACGGAGCCGGTGCGAGTGAAATCCGTCCATCCGATTTTAGCTCGGGCGACCGCATGGTGCGGATTGTTGAGGCAGATGGCGCAGAGTCGTGGATCAGAATTGAGGAGCCAGCCGCCCCGGTTGTGCCACCGTCCTGGACAAAGGGCCAGCTTCTGAACGTGCGCAACCGCGGCGAGTTCTACGTCGTGACGTTGCTGGGCGAGGAAGACGAGCCGCCATTGAAGCCAGCGCCGAGCGGGGCGCTGCGGTTCACCAATACGCCGCTGTGCCAAGACTTCATTTCGCGCTGGTACGCGCGCGAGAGCTTCGACCCGAGGGCGCGCTGATGGCCGGCAACTGGAATTCGGGCGGTCGAGCGCCGCCACCTGCCAAGCCTGGCCCGGGCCGTCCGAAAGGCTCGAAAGACAAGATCGGTCGCCAATGCAAGGAGAACATCATTGCCGTCTTCGATGCCATCGGTGGCATCAAGGCGATGGCGACCTGGGCGCGCCGCAACAAGGGCGAGTTCTACAAGCTGTACGCGCGCCTGATCCCGAACTATGTGCAGGCGACCGTTAATGTCCGAGACGCAAGCGAGTTAACCGATGGGGAGCTCGTCAGCATTATCACCGGCCCAAGCAGCCGCGGAGCTGATGGCGCGCAGGCAGGCGAAGCGGAGCCTCACGAGCTTCATTGAGTATCTTGACCTTGGATTCGCGCCGGCCAAGCATCATCTGCTGTTGATCGAGCACCTGGAGGCGGTTGAGCGCGGCGACATTGAAAGGTTGATGGTGCTGATGCCGCCGGGCAGCGCCAAGAGCACGTATGCTTCTGTACTGTTTCCGCCCTGGTTCCTCGGATGCGAGCCGCAAGCCGCGGTGCTCGGTTGTTCCAACACGTCGGACCTGGCCGAGCGCTTCAGCCGGCGGGCCCGCAACATCGTTGACAGCCAGCGATACCGCAACGTCTTCGGCTTTGGCCTGTCGGAGTTCGCGCAATCCTCCAGCAACTGGGAAACCGGCTCCGGAGCCGAGTTCTTCGCTGCGGGCGTCGGTACCGGCATCGCAGGCCGGCGTGCTGACCTGGGACTGATCGATGATCCGGTCAAGTCGCGCGAGGAAGCCGACAGCGATCGGTTCCGGCAGAAGCAGTGGGACTGGTACGTCAACGACTTCCTGCCCCGGCTCAAGCCTGGCGCGCGCCAGATCCTCATACAAACTCGATGGCACGAGGACGATCTTGGGGGGCGGATCCTGGAGCGGGAAGCCGCTCGGTGGACTATTGTAAAGCTGCCGATGGTCGCGCGCGCATCCGATCCTCTCGACCGCCAGCCAGGCGAGCGGCTGTGGCCGGAATGGTTCACGCAGGAGATGGTCGAGCAGGCCAAGCTGGACCCGCGCGCGTGGAATGCGCTCTATCAGCAGGACCCGGCGCCGGAAGAAGGCGACTTTTTCCAGCGCGACGACTTCAACGACTACATCGAGTTGCCCAAGCAATTGCACTTCTACGGCGCATCCGACTACGCCGTGAGCGAAGGCGAAGGAGATTTCACCGAGCATGGAATTTTCGGACTCGACTTCAACGGCGACTTGTATGCGATCGACTGGTGGCGAGAGCAAGCCAAGTCGGACGTCTGGATTGAGCGGCAATGCGACCTGATCGCACGCTATAAACCGCTCATTTGGTTCGGCGAGTCTGGTCCCATCAAGCGGGCGATAGAGCCGTTTCTGCGCAAGCGCATGCAGGAACGCGAGACGCTGTGCCGGCTTGAGTGGCTTCCGAGCATAGCGGACAAGGTGGTGCGGGCTCGAGCGATCCAGGCCCGCTGTGCGATGGGCAAGGTCTATCTGCCGAAGTCGGCGCCGTGGAAGGCGGACCTTTTTTCGCAGCTCATGCGCTTTCCGGCCGGCAAGTACGACGATGGCGTGGATGTGTTGAGCTTGATCGGCCGCGGACTTGAGTTCGCCAATGCGCCGAAGCTGCCGCAGGCGAACACGAACGGCGTGCATATCAACCGGACGCGCGGTCCGAATGCTTGGATGAAAACAGTCTGATGCTCACTATCGACAACATCTGGAGGGGCTGTAAGATTTGTCGAGCAGAGGCGGGGCGTCGCAGTAAAGAAAGGCGCGCCGCATGAGCGACCCATACACAGCTGCGGCACGAACCGAAGAAGACAGGGAATTTGCCGCCATATCAGACGCAGATATATGGTCTGAGGCCAAAGACCGCCTGAACATCTTCAACGAGCACGAGAGCGACAACCACAAGCGCGCCAAAGCCGCAGCCCTTTTCGTCGAAGGCGATCAGTGGGATCACGATGTCACGACGACGGCCTCACAGGATGAGCCGGAGCTCACCATCAACCTGACCGGCGCGATGGTGACGCGCGTGCTCAACAATATCAAGCAGCAGCGCCCGCGGGGACGGTGTCACCCAGTGGGCGAAGGCGCCGACATCGAGATCGCCGAGATTTACAACGGCATCGGCCGACACATTGAAACGCGTTCCGAGGCGTCGGTGGCTTACGACACGGCGGCCGATTGCGCGATCACCGGGGGCGTGGGCTACTTCCGGTTGATCGCCGAGTACATCGATGCGCGCTCGTTTCAGAAGGACCTGCGCATCCTGCCGATCCGCAACACCTTCACGGTGGCGATGGATCCAAGCGCCATCATGCCCAGCGGCGCAGATCAGACGTGGTGCCTCGTCTCGATGAAGATGAAGCGGCAGGAGTACAAGCGCCGCTATCCGAACGCTCGAAACATCCAATGGACCGACATCGGGCGCGACGAGGAGCGCACGAACTGGGAAGACAAGGAAGACCTGCGCCTCGCCGAGTATTTCCGCATCCGCGATCGCGAAGAAAAGCTCTATTCGATCCGCGCCGCTGACGGCTCCGAGATGACGCGCTATCGCTCCGAGCTGCCGCGCCGCAGGCGGGAGAGCGACGGCGCGATGATCGTCGATCTGGACGACGTGGCCGAGCGCTTCAAGAAAGCCGGCGCCCGCATCGAAGGCTCGCGCGATTCGGTCAAGCGGCAAGTCGAGTGGTTCCGCCTGAACGGCCTGATCGTGATCGACCGCCAGCAGATCCCGGGCCAGTACATTCCGATCTTCCGCGTCGAAGGCAACGTGCGCGACATCGACGGCAAAGTGCGCCGCCGCGGCATGGTCGAGGCCATGATGGACGCGCAGCGTATGGTGAACTACGGCGAGGTCGCCAAGATCAAGCGGCTGGGCCTCGCACCCAAAGCGCCGTGGACTGCTTACGAGGGTGTCACCGACGGCCATCCGGAGTGGGACGACGCGAATCAGAAGTCCTATTCGATCCTGGTCGGCAAGGCTGTCGTGATCCCGACGGCGCAAGGCGATCAGTTGCTGCCATTGCCGACGCGCCAGCCGCCCGCCGGGATCGAGCAGGGCTTTGCCGAATTCGTGCAAGGGATGCGCTCTAATCTCATGGCCGTGGCCGGCATGCCGAACGAGCCGGGCCAGGATGAAAAAGGCGTCGTGGTCTCGGGTCGCGCGATCAAGCGCCGACAGTGGCTCTCCGATCAGTCGCATTTCCAGTATTACGACAACCTGACGCTCGGCATTGCGCAGCTCTGGCGCGTGATGGTCGAATGGATCCCGTTCTACTACCCGGAGCCGGGCCGGATGCAGCGCATCATTGGGGAGGACTCCACGCCCACGATGGTCAAGCTCAACGAGAAGACGCAGGAGCAAGGAGCGGACGGGCAGGCGATCGAACGCATCAAAAACGATCTATCGGTGGGCCGCTACGACGTGGTGATGGACACCGGGCCGGGCTACGAAACCAAGCGCGAAGAAGGCGCGGAGAACTTGGTAGACCTGCTGAAAGTCGGCCCATTGGCCGAGGTCATCGCCAAGCAGGGCGCGGATCTGGTGTTCCGCTCGATCGACCATCCTTACATGCAGGAGCTGGCCGACCGGCTCATGGCGGCCAATCCGGA